TGGTCTATCTGGTAGGTTTAGCATGGGTACAATTTATGTGCGAGATAATATGTTTGATTTAATAAACGAAATTATTACATTCGGACCGAGAATGGCACACGATGATACTATAGAAACTCTATACTATTCTCAACTTCATGCTTTTCCACCTAATATTGAAAGGGATGAAAATACTAAATCTTGGTATGTGCCAAAGAAAAAGCCTAAGAGCTGGATAGTTGCTTAACTAGTCACATTCAAGGAGGTTATTGTGGCAGGTAAAGAAAAATCATATAGAGATACAACCGCTACTGTTCAACTTGATACAAGTTGGAATGTTGGAAGAATCCTTTCTAGTGCAAGCGGTAAACCAGATGTATCTCCTTATTCATATCAAACAGTAAAAGAAAGTTTAAGAAAACTAGCCCCTACGCCAGAAGAACCAAAATTTATGCAATCAAGTCTTAAAGACCTAGTTGGTATGAAAGTTGGAGTTAATAGAGGTGAGTTTTCATTAGACGTAGGCACTCACGGAAGAGCTAAGTTCAATCTACCTAAAGACATAGGGTTGGATTTTAGATACAAAAAATCAAAGGGGCCGTTTGGAAGTGGTTATGATTGGAATGTAAAAGTAAGTAAACCTATAACCCTTTGGAGGAAATAATGGCAAATAGAAAAACAAAAGAAGAAGAATATAAAGTATTATCTAATATTGCTAAAGAAGAAAACTTTCCTTTAGATAGTTTAATTGCTATGTACATGGTTGAGTCTTCTGGTGATTCTCAAGTTGTTAATAAATTAGGATATACTGGAGGTTTTCAGTTTGGTAAAAAAACTGGAGAAGAGTATGGATTAGTTGGGGAAGGCTTTGACCATAGAAAAGATTTAGGTAAAAGTGCTAGAGCAGCTATAAAAATGACTAAGAAAAATTTAAAAGATAAAGTTCAATTTAAAAGCGGTAAAGAAATAAGTTTAAAAAAGCATTATAAATCATTAAATATACCAGATGATTTAGCAGGTTACTTAACTCATCAACAGGGGAGAGGTGGTTTTATAGATATTGTTACTGGGTCAAGGTCTGGTAAAATAAGTAAAAATACTAGAAAAAATATACTCTCTAATCTTGGAACATCTACAGCAGAAAAAGCTAAAAATATGGGAGATAAGGAACTTGTTGATACTTTCGTTGACTTTTGGAAAACAACTTGGCAAGCTAGAGGAGTAGAAGCAGGAAAAAAATGGTCAGAAGAAGCTCAAGTGAATACAAATATAGCTTTTGCCGCTAGAGACGAAGTAAAAAAAAACGCCGCAAGCGTCGCCTTCGAAAGCATGGAATCAGTTAATAAAAAAGATAATGTCGATTTTGGAAAGTTTGAAGCAACAGACGAAATGAAAGCCGCTAGGGAAAGAGCGTTAAAACAAAGAAAATAATGCCTCAAACATCAAATAGAGAAAAATTTTTAAACTTAATGGATAAAGTTGGTGAAGCTCCGTTAATAGGTCTTCTATATGAATCTAGAGAAGAAAACATAGATAAAGCTTTAGGTAATAGCATTATGTTTTCAACTGAAAAAGGTGGAATAAGAGAAGGTCAGAATTATGAAACGGAAGGAATTAAAGAATTATGGAGAATGGCAGGAAAACCTAAAGTAAAAACTAAAGGAGTGCGTCAGCCTAAATTTATTCCTAGAGATGTAGACTATTTAATGAGAGAACATTATGGCAAAAAACAAACTTTTTGGTCTAAATGGAAATCTACATTTGGTAAAGATAGAGTTGAAGTAAGGAGTGGTGTTGATACTTCAGGAGACCTTGTTGAAGAACTTTCTCACTCTATACAATGGTCAAATCCTAAAGAATGGACTCATCATTCTACGAGAAAAGGTTTGTTTAAACAAAAAATGAAAGAAGAGTCTAGAGTTCAGGCTGGTGAAGATGTGTATTTAGATAAGACGACAGATGAAGGATATACACATAGTATTGTTTCTCCAAAATTATATGAAGTTATGAGACAAAAAGGATACGGGGTTAAATTTTAATGGCTACTCAAAAACAAAAAGCACAAATAAATAAACAGTTATGGGATAGAGCCAATAATGCCCATAGAAGTAGATGGGCTTCTTTAAGTCAAAAATCCTATGACTTTTATTTAAACGAACAACTAACTAAAGAAGAAGAAGATGTTCTCAATGAATCTGGGATGCCTACGTTTACTATTAATAGGGTAACTCCAATTGTTGAGACAATGAAGTATTTTGTAACTGCTAATAATCCTAGATGGAAGGCAGTTGGTGTAGAGGGAAGTGATACTGATGTTGCCCAAGTACATTCTGATATAGCTGATTACGCTTGGCACAATTCAAATGGTAAATCTTTATATGGTCAAATTGTCCTAGATAGTTTAACTAAGGGTATTGGCTACTTTTTTGTAGATGTTGAAAGGGATGCTGACAGAGGAAAAGGTGAAGTTCTGTTTAAGAGGATTGACCCTCAAGATATTTTTGTAGACCCAATGAGTAGAGACTTTTTGTTTAGAGATGCTAACTTTATCATAGTTAGAAAGAACCTTGCCAGAACTCAGTTGATGCATATGTTTCCTCAGTACAAGACTAAGATTAAAAATGCAGGTGGAGAATCTGAGACAGTAAGTTATTCTCAAAGAGATACTGTTACATCTGATAGTATCCTACCTGAAGATATTACAATGGGTTTGACGATAGAAGGTGAAGATGATGATATTGTATCATACTATGAATGTTACCAAAAGGTAAAAGTTCCATACGTCAATGTATTCATAAAGATTCCCCCTAAAGAAGAAGAGTTAGAAGAAATAAGAAGGGTTGTCTCTGTTCAACTTGAAGAGTTTCAAAGAGAAACAGAGGTTGGATTATTAGAAAAACAGAAACAGATACAAGAAGCGTTAGAGGCTGGGGAGATAATAGAAGAAAGAGCAAGGCTTGAAATAGAACGTGCTCAGAAAATGGCTGAACAAGCAGTCCAAGAGAAGAGGGCTGAATTAATGTCCATGGCTCAAGATAGAGCATCAAGAATTGAACAGAAGGTTATTACAAAGAAAGAATATGGTATCTTAATTAAGAATGAATCTGTCGCTGCTAACATAGTTGAAGCGATTGATTTCTATGAAGAAAGAATAAAACTTATATGTAGTGTTGGTGACGATACGTTTTTATATGAATTTTTATTAGACCAAAAAGAATATCCAATCGTTCCTATCCCTTACACATACACAGGCACTCCATACCCAATGAGTGCTGTCACACCATTAATAGGTAAACAGCAGGAAATAAATAAAGCTCACCAAATAATGCTTCATAATGCCAACCTTGCCTCTAACTTGAGATGGTTATATGAAGAAGGCTCTGTGCCTGAAGGGGAATGGGAGCAATATGCTTCTGCTCCAGGTGCTTTATTGAAATATAGGCAGGGGTTTCAACCTCCAACTCCTGTCTTACCTGCTAGTATCAATAATGCTTTCTATAGTGTTACACAAGAAGGTAAATCTGATATAGAATATATTGCTGGTATCCATTCATCAATGATGGGAATTGCAAGGGCACAGCCTGAGACATATCGAGGGTTGTTAGCCAATGATGAATATGGAACAAGAAGAATTAAGGCTTGGATGGGAAATACTGTAGAACCTGCTCTTGAACATTTAGGAAAAGTGTTTAAAGAGATTGCACAACAGACCTATCAAATTGATAAAGTATTTAGAATTGTTCAACCAGAGGCTGGTCAAAGTCCTGAAGAACAAGAGAAAGAAATAAGAATTAATATTCCAATCTATAATGATTATGGTCAAGCTGTTGGAAAGTGGATGGATTATGGAGCCGCTAAGTTTGACGTAAGGATTGTATCTGGAGCAACACTTCCTGTCAATAGATGGGCTTTGATTGAAGAGTATTTTAGATGGTTTCAATCTGGTCTTATTGATGATGTGGCTATGGTTGCTGAGACAGACATACGAGGAAAGAAACAATTACTACAAAGAAAGTCATTGTATTCTCAATTGCAATCTCAAGTACAACAAATGGAAGAATCATTAAAAGATAGAGAAGGAACTATAGAAACATTAGAACGACAATTAGTACAAGCGGGTATTAAAGATAAAGTTAGAACTGGAAGTATGGAGAATCAGAAGAGTGTACTAGATACTCAGGCTCAACAAAAACTATTACAAAGTTTGATGAAAGGCGAGTTTGATACAGCTAGAAAACAACTTCAAATGGACATGAAACAAGTTGCTAAAGATGTTAAAGATACAGAGCAAGGCAATATGCCAAATGTCAAGGAAAAATAGTTTTAATTTTCGTTCCAGAGATATTATATTAAAATAACATAAAAAGGAGAAAAATGAGTATGGAACAACAAGTAGACAACGTACCAGTAGACCAAGTAGATACTGGTGCCCTCGAAAATAATGTGGTAGAAGAAGCTGTATCCGATGACTTTTTTGCTGATTTGGATAGAAGCGTAAATTCTGGCATACTCGAAGAAGCTGACACTTCTGTATCATCTGCGTCGGGCGATAACAAGCCTCAGCACGTTCAGGGCGAAGGTCAAACACAAGGTCAAGAACAAGTAGAGACCTTGAAACAAAGGTATGCAGATTCAAGTAAAGAAGGTAAACGACTTAGTGGTAAACTGAATGAACTTGAACCTTATGTACCTATCATTAATGCAATGAAAGACGACCCTAATCTAGTAACTCATGTGAGGAACTATTTTGAGGGTGGTGGTCAAGCACCTAAAAATATGAAAGAACAATTGAAGTTAGATGAGGATTTTGTATTTGACCCTGACGAAGCTGTCTCTGAGCCTGGCTCTGACTCTGCTAGAGTACTTCAGTCAACTATTGATGGAGTTGTACAAAGAAGGTTGAGTGATACACTTGGCAAACAAAAAGCTGAGAATCAAAGACTGTCTCAAGAATCAGACTTTCGCCAACGTTATGAAATGAACGAAGATGAATGGACTGATTTTAGAGATTTCGCCAAACAGAAAACTCTTACTCTTGATGATATTTACTATCTAAAGAATAGAGAATCTAGGGAAACAAATATCGCTAAAGACGCAAGTACTCAAGTTGCTCAGCAGATGAAAAACGTAAATGTACGTCCACAATCTCTTGCAACTAGTGGTAGTCAAGAAGTGGAATCCTCTCAAGATGACCAATTATTTAATTCTATTTTAGGTATTGACAAGGACTTGGAATCGGCATTTGGTTAAATTAATAGCCATATGCCTTAACTTAAAATAGGAGAAGTCAAACATGGCTGACTTATTTCAACTCGAGTCAACTGCTGATGTTGCCGCTGGTGCTGCTGGTCCAAGATTAGGAACAGACCTCAATACTGGTGTACTTCGTAGAAAATATAATTTTGGAGATAGAGTTTCTGAACTGAACATAGCTCAAGACCCTTTCTTCAGATTGATGGCAAAACTATCGAAGAAACCAACAGATGACCCAGAGTTTAAATTCACAGAAAGAAGACCCTCATTTCATAAGCGTTATGCTTATGTAAGTGGATGGGTAGAAAATGATGGAACTGAAGTTGTAGGTGGTACTGGTGGAGATGCTGATTTAGTAGCATATAACGATGGAGCCGCTCCAACTTCAATGTCACAAGGTGACACCATTAAATTATATATGGCAACAGACTATAACAACTCTGGTAACAGAGGTAGTATTTATGGTCAATCAACTGACGCTGTTGCTGTAGGTGCAAGTGGAACTCGACCAGGATTTTTTCTCCCTGGACAAGTTGTAAAAGTTCCTGTATCATCTACAGATGGCGGTGGAGCTGCAGTTGACCATATTCTAGCTAAAATAACAAAAGTTACTGGAAGTTTAACTAAAGACTCTAGAGAAGTTGTTCAAATTGATTGTTCAGTTGTACGAGTTCCTACTGTTTCTGGTGCTGATTATATAGCTGGATGGTCTAGTGATGACGTTGATACTCAAGTGTATGACGAATCAATTTCAAGCTCTCTTGAAAGTAAGAGAACATATGTAATTGGTAGTGCTCATGCCCAAGGAACTGGATACCCAGAGACTTGGAAAGACCAACCTTTTTCAACTGGCTATGGTCGTACTCAAATTTGGAAAACATCTATGGCAATGGATAACACAACTCGTGCTACCGTTCTCAAGTATGAACCAAATGAGTGGGCTAGAGTCTGGCGTGAAAAGTTGATTGAACACAAATACGATATTGAGCAAAGTTGTTTATTTGGTGCTCAGTATGACGGTGATGAATCGTATACTCAAGGTGCTGTTGATTACATATCAAGTTATGGTAACGTTTTTAGTTTAACTCATGCGAGTAAAACTCAAGATGATTTCCTAGATGATATGTCTAACTTCTTAGACCCTCGTTATAATAATGCAAACGCTACGATATTCTTTTGCGATACTGCTACTTATAACTGGTTACATAAACTAAGTGGTTACTTCAGCAATAATCTTGAAGTATCATCAAACTTCAGAGCTGATATGTCATTAACTGGTAAAAAGAAGGTCTTTGGAGTCGAGATTACTACAATTTCTACACCTTATGGTGATATGAATGTTGCTCGTAATATTCACTTAGACCAACATCCAATTAAATTACTAGCTGTTAACATGAAGTACTGTGCATACCGACCATTGGTAGGTAATGGACTAAATCGTGATACAGCAATTTACGTTGGTGTTCAAACTCTAGAGAATAGTGGCGTTGACCGAAGGGTTGACTTAATCCAAACAGAAGCGGGAATGGAATGGCAAATGCCTGAAGCTCACGCTTACTGGTCATAAGGAGGTGTTATAATGGCAAATCCGATGTATGGACAAAACAAAGCTGATACAGAGATTGGTTTAGTACAAGATGGAAAAGTACCTGTTATTCTTCATCAAGGAGGAACAGTAACATTGACAGCTGACGATAGTGGTTCAGTATGTGTATTCAATGTAGCTGGTGCATCTAACTTTACTTTACCAGCTCCAAAGCTGGGAATGAAGTTTACTTTCATTCAAACAATCATAAATACAGCAGACCATGTAATCCAATCAAGTACTGATGACGAAGGATTCTTGGGTGGTGTACTTATGATGAATACAACTGCAGACCAAACTGATACATTCTCAACTGCTACCGATGGTAATAATGATTTTATTACTTTAAATGCTACCACAACTGGTGGTGCAGCGGCAGGGTCGAGAATTGAGGTTGTAGCTATATTAAATGCTACAGCAGCTAAAGCTTGGGCAGTTACTGGTACGCTTATTTGCTCTGGAGCTGGTGCAACGCCATTTGGCGACAGTCAGCTATAAGGAGTGAATCATGGCTAGCAGTACAAAATCAAAAGTAAAATCTAGTTACGCTGGTTCTTGGAACGTACAATGTGCTGAAATAGATTTTGATTATTCACAAGTAGGAGACCATTCTAGTGTTGACTACCAACTCATAGGAAAAGTAGGTATCCCTGCTGGTTCTTATATAGTGGATATTCAAGTTCATGGAATTACATTGTGGGTTTCTGGCGATACAGTTGCAATGATAATTGGTGATGATGACGATGATAATGGATTCGTAGCATCTACTAATTTAAAAGCAACTGACTTACTCGCAGGAGAAGCAAACACTATAGAACATCCAGGCGGTAAGGCTGGTGCATATTTGGCATCTGAACAACGCAAGACATATTCAGCTTCGGCTAGAAGTGTTAATGCTATAGTTACAGTTGGCGACAATGCTACAGCTGCATCTGCTGGTAGGACTAAAGTCTTAGTT